ATCTTGTAGCATAACGCTCACATAACTTGATAAACATGTGTGCAAGTTTATCAGTCATCTTGCCATGTTCTTTTGAGAAATGTCCGTTTTCCATACCACCTACCCAATGCGATTTACCAACAACATAAGGAATCTTATCCTCGTCGATCTTGTAGTGCCAAAAAGGAGGAAAGTTAAGTTTCACATAGTTAAGATCCTGCTCAACATCGCTCATTAGTTCTTGCAATCCATCATCTTCAACATCAACATCATCCATCTCTAGCAGTTCTTCTAGTTTGCTTTTTTTCTTTTCTTGTGCTTTGGTAAGTTTCTTTGGCACCATTGGAATGTGATCCCAACAAATCACTCTGAATACCAGTTCTTGATTGTTAAGTTTTACAGGATCAACTATCTCGCCAGTTAGTCTTTTAATTCTATCTGCTTTGTTACGTCTTGCTTCTGCAACAGTACGCTGATTGATCTTGTCAACAGTAGGTACAATAATGTCATACTGTGCAAATTCTCTTTCAAGATAAGAACAGTAGGTGTTTTTGCTTTTCCAAATTTCTTTAAGTATGTCTCTGTTGTTTAGATAGTTTACTTTTCTAGGTGTTTTCACCGGTGGCATACGATTCTCCTTAGCCTAATAACTTGTACATTATACAACATTACTTACCAGAAGTCAATCATTAACTACGCACTTTTTGGTAAGCATAAATAAGACTAGAGGAGATAACATGGCAGGTTTTGATCCAGCAAAAGCCGCTAGAATGAATCAACTAGCACAACAATATCCAAAGGCACCTATTGGTACACTTGCAACATTGGCAAGAATTCCTGTCAGCGACCTAGGAAACTATACAACTGATAGTGTTGGCACACGTGCCAGTAATGCTAACTTTGGAAGGGTAACCAGTGAACAGTCTCAAAACGTGCAAAGCACAGATGCTCCAACTGATTCTATCATGTATGCGGCAGCAAGACAAGCACAAGCAAAAGCCGCTGTGTTAGTAGCAAAAACTACTCCAGATCCTCCAGGAGCTCAGACTGTTGAACAAATGGAGATTTTTAATCAGCAGTTACTAGATACTAGAGATGCGGCGGTAGCAAAAGCAAAAAGACTTTCAGATGCAGTAGGAATACAAGAAAATTCTATTCCTCTGCCACCGCCTCTTACGAACGATGATATTGAAGAAAATCCATTTGCGACAGATTTTGATGATGAACCATCACCACCAGCAGTCTCACGGAGCCAACGTGATGCGTTTGCTGGTAGAGGTGAATTTGCACCAGGTCCGATTGTACCACAAACACCACCTTCACGTCCAAGTACATTAAGCACAAGTACCCAAAACACAGTTGATCCAGGATTGGCAAATGCAGTTCGGGCACAAGAACAAGCCGCGATAGATGCCAGTAATGCTTTTACAGAACCAGAAGCTCCGGATCCATATCCTGCACCACCACCATCAAGACCAGTGGAATCGTTTGATGCACCGGTTGATGACTTCAGTGGCTATCCAGTTACACAAGTAGATGACTTTGGTGGACCAAGTAGAAATATAACTCAGGTAGATGATTTTGCTGAATATCAAGCACCTGCACAAGTTGACGACTTTGCTGAGTTTCAAGCACCAGCACAAGTAGATGATTTTGCTGATTATCAAGCACCAGCACAAGTAGATGACTTCGCAGAAATAAACACACCTGCACAAGTAGATGATTTCAGTGGATATAGCAATAATAACTTTGGCACAGAGGACCCTGGTTTAGATGCATTTGGCCCAGGACCAACACCTCCTCCGCCAGCAAATGTACAAGAATATCAACAGTTTGATGCATTTGGTGATGTTGTAGAGCCACAGCCGCAAGTTGACAGTTTTGATGAATACAGTAACAATGACTTTGGTATAGCAGATGAAGAAGACTTTAGTGACTTTGCAACTCCAAATCAAGTTAACACATTTGGCGTTGACGACTTTGGTGATAACAATCCATTAGGGCAAGTTGATGACTTTGGCGAATATAGTTCACCAGATGAAGTGAATCCTTTTGGAGTAGATGACTTTGGCGACGCCGAAGTTGCACAGTTTGACGAATTTGGAAATCCAATATTAGCCGCTGAGGCTGATGTGGTTGAAAATGATGGTGAAAGTCTGGTAGGTGATGATCCATTCTTTGTTGATGAAGAAGGAGATGGCGCCGGCGAAGAAGCAGTTGGAACCGGCGACGCACAAGCAGGTTTAGACGGACCAGAACAGGCCGCAATACAAGCACAGGCTCTCAAGCAGAAAGCACAAGAACAACAAACTGTAAATGAGATGCGTGAAGCATCAGGTGTAAAAAACGCAGATGGCGATTGGCGTGTCAAGCTCCGATTAGCTCCACAGGCCACTTATTTGTACAAAGATCCTAACCCGGGTATACTCGCACCACTCGCAATTACTGATGGAATTATTTTTCCATACACGCCAACTATTGACATACAGTACAGAGCAGAATACAATGCGTATAGTCCAACACACAGTAACTATCAACACTATTTTTACAAAAATTCAAGTGTACAAACTGTGCAACTACAAGCCGAATTCACTGCACAAGATACAATAGAAGCAGAATACCTCTTAGCATGTATACATTTTCTTAAAAGTTGTAGTAAGATGTTTTATGGGCAAGATGCACAACGAGGATCTCCGCCACCACTATTATATCTAACAGGCTTAGGTGAATATCAGTTTAACGAAGCACCATGTGCGATAACAGAATTTAACTATAACCTGCCAAACGATGTTAACTACATACGAGCAAGAAGTAGACATATAACACGAGATGACGACCTGCAGTTTCAAAAGCCTCTTGCAACTGCTACATCAAATGGAAACTTCAGTTCAATAAACAGACTCAAAACAGCAGTAACAAATGCATTGGGAGGAACCACTGAACCATTACAAGCTGGTGCTCAACCATTTAAACCTTCACCTGGTAACTTAGGTTCAAAAGGTGCAACCTATGTTCCGACTAAGATGGCTATGACAATTAACTTATTACCGATCATAAGCAGACAAGCAGTAAGTCAACAGTTTAGTCTTAAAGAATATGCAAATGGTAACCTAATTAAGAAAGGAATGTGGTAATGGCCAATCCTTATGCTAGTACAAGTATGTATTTTGACACTCCGGTAATTCAACAACAGTTTCTTGGGGTTATGGTCGATAGGCCCATACCAAAATTAATAGACGATCTAAGTTTTACTATAAACGAAACTTATAATCTACGCCCTGACCTATTAGCATTTGATTTATACAAAGATTCAAATCTTTGGTGGGTATTTGCACAACGTAATCCAAATCAACTACAAGATCCTTTATTTGACTTTATAACAGGTACAACAATTTATTTGCCACAAGAGTCTACACTTAAAACAGTATTAGGAATCTAATATGGCCAATCCGGCAGAGATAAATGCAGCCAGACTTAGTCAGCAACTTGAGATAAACAGGCAAAAAATTGCAGTAAAAAGTTTGCAACAACAAGCTCGCACAGGTGCAAAGTGGAAAGATATACAGGATGACTGGGATACCAGTGATGAAAGTATAAAACTTACTAGGAAAACGTTAACAAATCTAAATGGACAAAATGAAGGTTTAAAAACACAACCTGGTTATGTAAGCACCAAAGTAAAACTTACACAAAACATCACAGAAACAAATGTGTTAATAAATGACCTAGTAGTAGTGCGTTCTACAACACAAAAAACAGAAAACACCACTGAAGTAATAAACAATTTACCAAGAGCCAGTGCTGGCACTATAGTTGCGAACGATGCTATTGCAGTTGAAAACGGCGGACGATTCACAACACCCATAGCTGGCAACAATCAGTTTTTTGATGATATCACACAAGAAGTAAAGCCAGTTGTAGCAAGTTTAAACAAAAATACAAATGCAAGATTATCTAGTCTAAGCGGGCTAGAAGATCAAGCACTCGGTGATGTAAAAGGTTCTGGTACTACTAGTACCGTAGGCGGTGCAAATGCAGTGCGTAAAATTACGACTACGCAAAATCAAAATAGTGTACAAGCAACTGGACAAGATCTCCAGAGGGCAACTGATGACGATTCAACTACTGTGGTATCAAATAGCATCGGTACTGCTAGTCAAGTGGTCGAAGGCAGGGCCGCAGTGGCAGCTGAATTTATGGAACCAATAGTTGCAACACCAAATAAACTTGCAGCCTTGGCAAGTCAAACATACAGTATTTCCATATACATTATGAATATGGATGAATACAAACAGTTGTTAGCAACAGATAAAAAAACTTTACCCACTGATCAATTGATTATACAATCAGGCGGTGCGCCAGTTGGACAACGCAACGAGTTCTTTGACTTAGATTTCTATGTTGAGGATTTAGAAATACGCTGTGCTATAGGGACACAAGAAACGCAATCACCACACAATGTCCAAACAATGAAGTTTAATATATTGGAACCTCAAGGTATTACATTTTTAAGCAGACTATCGCAGGCATGTGCCGCACATGAAAACATTGAAGATGTAAATGTTAATTCACAAACGTTCTTAATGGTAATAAGATTTTATGGCTATGATGATCAAGGTAATTTAATAAGCAGTGATCCAGCTAGTGGCGATGAGCAAACTAGCGATCCAAAAGCCTTGGTAGAAAAATTTGTCCCATTTCAATTCGCAAATATAACCTATCAAATTAAAACAGAGGCCGTGGTGTATAGTGTTGAAGCCACAGTACCTCAAACTACAGTTGGATATTCAACTGCAAGAGGTACAATTCCATTTAATTTCCAACTAAGTGCCGCTGATGTACAAACCTTGTTCAACGGAAACACACAGTTAGTTGATGTACAAAAACAACAGGTTGATATTGAAGATGATGAAGCAGCAGAAGTTGCTGAACGTAATCCGCCAGCAAAGAAAGTTGGACTCACTGACAGAACAGTCACACAAGGTTTGGCAACGGCATTGAACCAACATCAACGGGATATTGTAGAAAAGAAAGGATATCTTATTCCAGATGAATACATAATTGAACTTGAGGATGTAGCTGGCCTTAAAGATGCTAAAATGAAAAAACAAGGAACTGTGGATAAAAAACGCACCTCATTTGAAAAAAGCAGTGATCCAAATCAAAAACTAAATCAAAACAAACAAGCACTTGATGTGAACAGTAGGGAATATAGTATTACTGCTGGCACACAAATTACACAACTAATTGACCAAGTATTAAAAAACAGTACATATGTTACTGCACAACAGACGGTTGCCTTTGATGAAGTTACGGGAAAGCGTATCGAGAATCCTCCTGTAAAAACTGTGCAATGGTATAAAATTACACAGACTGCAACACCCATTGGGTATGATAAAAAACGTAATGATTTTGCTTACAAAATAAGATATTTTATTAGCAGATATCAAATCAACACTCCTCGATCTCCATACTTTCCAGCTGCAATGTATAGAGGAGCACACAAAATATTCAATTATTGGTTTACTGGGCAAAATACAGAAGTAATAGATTTCCAAATTGATGTAAACAGTAACTATCTACAATCAATTGGTAAAGACGGTTTAAACGAAGACACACGCACAGTAGTCGGAGATGCACGTTTTGCAGAAAAGAAATTTTTTGAAACTGCTCCAAATAGCAGTATGCAAGGCGGTGAAGGCGAAAGTACTAGACCTGCCGCAGAATTAGCATCAAGATTATATGATCCAGCAGACGTTGCAAAAAGCGATATCACAATAGTTGGTGATCCTGATTTTATAACACAAAGTGAAATTTTTTATAATCAAGTGACTCTTGGAAGTTTTGAAGCAGATGGTAGCGTGAATAGCAATGCAAGCGAAGTGCTTTACGAAATACGTTTTAACAGAGTAGTTGATTATGATTATGCAACAGGTTTGACTCCGGTGTTTAAAGAAAACTTTGCAAAGAGTGGAATCACAGGAGAAACTAATATTGCACAAGAAAGCATAGTGTTTACTGGTATTGAAATTTATAATTACTTTAAAGACGGACAGTTTACACAAAAACTACACGGAGCCATTCGAACATTTGATACCGCAGTAGATAGTCCTGCCCAGAAGAAAGCAGAATCTAATAAAGTTGAAGAAGTTCCTGGATTAGATGCATTTGGCGGTACAGGTAATGCTGTACGTCCTACAAAAGTTAATGTTTCTACTCCTGTCAACGGCGGACGAGGTAGCGGTGAATTTCTTGATCCGCGAGGACGAACTGGTAAGCCAACAGGCGTAAACACTGTGCCAGATTATATATCAGGCAGTTCGAGGAGTAGCGGTCCAACACCTGTGGCAAATCAAGGAAGCAAAATAGCACCTACACAAAACTACGATGATGCTATTATGCGTAATCAAAGAATTAGTACAATACAAAACAATAGTACTAATTACGTAGACCCTATAATAAACAAAGGGAATTGGCAACCAAAAGTACCACCAAAGCCGGCCGCAACCGTAGTAAGTGACGATGCAGGAAATGAAAAGAAAGAAACTTACTTACAAAGAAAAAATAGGCGGGCTCTCGAAAGATCAAGAGCAAGGATCAAAGCTGGAGCAACTGTGGTAGGTGGACAAGGTGGCGGAACAAATTCAAGTGCATTTCGATAAGGTGATATAAATGGCAGGCGAAAATTATCAAAGAAGTAGAGGCGTTCAATCCAACTATAAAAAAGATGTTGGAGGAACACCAGCTGACAGTGGTCCGTTTATTGGAGAAGTTACAAATAATGTAGATCCAACACGCAGTGGTCGATTGCAAGTGTTTCTAACACATTTAGCTGGTTCAGATAAAAACAATAAAAGTCTTTGGCGAACAGTAAATTATCTAAGTCCTTTCTATGGAATTACTCAACAAAGTGCACCTCAACCTACAGGTCCAGGTAGTTTTACAGGAAATAATCAAAGTTACGGATTCTGGGGAACACCACCAGACTTAGGAACAAAAGTATTATGTTTCTTTGTAGATGGAGATCCAAGCAAAGGTTATTATATGGGTATGCCAATAGAACCTGGACTTAATCACATGGTACCAGCAATTGGAGCCAGTGACAAATACGTAGATGATAGTAATTCACCGTTGTTTGCTAACAAGCCAAAGTTGCCTGTTGTAGAAATTAATAATGCAAATCCAGCAATAAGTGAAAATCCAAGATTTTTTGAAGAAACAAAACCGGTGCATAGCGTACTTGCTGGACAAATGTTGTCACAAGGTGTCATAGCTGAACCACTACTTGGGCCTATAACATCAAACAGTCAAAGAGAGTCACCGAGTAATTGTTTTGGTATAAGCACTCCAGGAAGACCAGTATACTCAGGTGGACTGACTGATGCACAACTACAACAAAAAATAAACAGTTCAACACTACAAGCAAATGAAGTAAATGTGATTGGTCGCAAAGGCGGACACAGTATAGTAATGGACGACGGTAGTCAAGCAAACGAAGACAATTTAATTAGATTGCGTACCAGTAGCGGACATCAGATAATGATGAACGATACACCTGATGGACAAACTATACATATTATGCATGCCAATGGGCAATCATGGGTTGAGCTGGGCAAAGAAGGAACAATTGATGTCTACGCTTCTAATAGTTTAAATATTAGGAGTGCTGGTGAAATCAATATGCATGCTGACAGAAATATTAATATTAATAGCGAAAATGGCACGATAAACATGAATGCCAAAGCTGCAATGAGTTTAGAAAGTGCAAGTTTAAACTTGACAGGAACAAACAGTTTGCTTGCCTACAGTAAAAGCATGATTGGTTTAAAAAGTGATGCATCCTTAATGCTTAAAAGCAACACCGGAAGTTGGGGTGCCGGCAGTAACTTGACATTAGAAGCAGGTTGTATCAAATTAAATAGCGGTGCGGCTCCAGATGTGCCTAAAGCACAAGCGATACCTAAACGCAGATTACCTGATACAAAATTTGAACCACAACAAGGATGGATACCAGAGCCTGCTGCAATACAAACTATTGTTACACGGGCTCCAACACATGAGCCCTACGCTGAGCGTGGTACTGGAGTAAACACTTCGACTAATTTAGCAACCAGTAGTGAAGAAGTTCCTCTAGACGACAAAACAAAAGAAGCAGTAGAGAAAACAGATACTACTGAAATTACAAAAATGGACAAAGGTGATTATGAAGCACAAGATGCTGCCAAAAACAATGTAGGAAAACTTGGAACAAACAAAGTCACTGGCATGTTAGCACAGGCAAGTAAATCAGTGCCACAAGGTTTTAATGAAATATCAAACACTGGGGGTGTTGGTAAATTTGGTTTTGATGCCACTGAACTAGAAGGCGCAGGATTTCTAAAACCAGGCACTGCCGACTTCTTCCTCAAAGATGCAACTTCTAATCTCAACACTGTGTTAAGTAGTTCAAGTGTGTGGAGTGGTAACCAAGGCATAAATGGATTGAGCGACTTTTTAAACAACGAGTCGATACAAGACATAACAAAAAATGACTTGTTTACAAAGGGACTTAACGGATTGCAAAACGCAGGGATTGTTACTGGTTTAGAAAATGACGCGGACCTAGCAGGACTTGTGACAGGAGCAAGCAAGTTTGGAGTTGATGCAGTAAAAAAATGGACAGAAGGCAGTGCAATACTAGGAAAAACGCTTAATGGCGCCAATAGCGGAAACATTACTGCAGGACAGATGAACGAGCTGGTAGCTGGCGGAAAGTATGCAGTGAATCTTACTACTCAAAAAATTAGTAGTGAGATACAAGGATTTACGACAGGAGTTGTCGGAGCAACCGGTACTGTGGTTAGAACTGAAATTGACACAGCAGTACAGTCAGTAATTGCTAGCCAAAAAGTCACAGGAATAGAAACATAAATACGTTATGACAACTGTTATCGGATATAGCACAGTAGGTAGATTCAAAAATTATACACTGACTGATTTTGAACTTATTAAGGCTGACTTATTAAATGCACTTAATATCAGACAAGGCGAAATGCCTGGCAGACCTGATGTTGGAACATCTATGTGGAGTCTTATATTTGAACCTCAAAGTGCTCAAACATCACAGGCAATTATCAATGAATTACAACGTGTAGTTGCTCAAGATCCAAGAATAGAAGTTTCAGACATAAATGTATACGCACAAGAAAATGGATTCTTATGCGAACTTGAAGTTGAAACAATTGCAGGTCAAGATGCAAATACTTTAACTGTGTTTTTTGACAATCAACAACAACGAGCCTCCTTTTCAGACGTCTAGTATAAACTACGTAGTTTATTTTAATGATAAATACTAGGTAAGGAAATACACATGGCTAAAACTACAAGACAAACTAGTATATTTGGCGTTGAGGATTGGAAGAGAATTTACCAAACTTACCGTGAAGCAGATTTTCAAAGTTACGATTTTGAAACACTACGTAAGAGTTTCATTGATTACATACGTCTCTACTATCCAGAAAGTTTTAACGATTACATTGAGTCAAGTGAATTTATTGCACTGCTTGATGTTATGGCATTTATGGGACAAGCAGGTAGTTTTAGAAATGACCTTAACACAAGAGAAAATTTTATCGACACTGCTGAAAGAAGAGACAGTGTAAACAGACTAGCCGAACTGGTAAGTTACACCCCAAAGCGTAACACTGCCGCACAAGGATTTTTAAAAGTACAAAGTATTAGTACAACAGAAGGCGTAATTGATTTTACTGGCGTTAATCTTTCTAATATTACAGTAAATTGGAATGACACTACAAATGCAAACTGGCTAGAACAGTTTACAGTGATAGTAAATGCAGCTTTAGATAATAGTCAAAGATTTGGGCGTCCAGGGAACGCTCAAACTATACTTGGTGTTGATACCGAAGAATATGCACTTAATCTGATACAAGGTTTTCTACCAGTCATACCTTTTACCAGTACCATAAACGGAACTGAAATGGGATTCGAAGCAGTATGTGCTACTACGCAAAATGAAACATTTGTATACGAGCCATCACCAGCTCCGAATGGCACATTTAATATTTTATATAGAAATGATAAACAAGGATATGCTAGTGCAAACACTGGCTACTTCTTCTTATTCAAGCAAGGAAGCCTACAAGACTTAGATTTCAACTTAGGTGAGCGTATCTCCAACAGAGTAGTGAATGTAAACATTGAAGGTATTAATAACGAAGACACATGGTTGTACCAACTTGATTCTCAAGGTAATATAGCTAATGAATGGGACTATGTTGAAAACATATACACCGGTGCAGTTGAAGAGCTTACTCCAGAACAACGCAAATACTTTACAATAAGTTCTAGAACAAATGATCAAATTAATTTAAACTTTGGAGATGGTGTATTCAGTAGTATACCAGTTGGCAGTTTCAGAACTTATGTACGTGCCAGTAACGGATTAAGTTATATTATAAATCAAGATGAGATGCAAAATGTAACCATCTCAATTGGCTACGTAAGTCGTACAGGCAGGAATGAAACACTAACTTTTACATGTGCTTTAACACAACCAGTAAGCAATGCCGCTAACAGAGAAAATATTAACGACATCAAACAACGTGCTCCTGCAAGATACTACACACAAAACAGAATGGTCAACGGAGAAGACTACAACAATTTTCCATATACACTTTATTCAACTATAATCAAGTCCAAGGCTGTTAATCGTAGCTCAATTGGTACTAGTCGATATTTGGATCTTGTAGATATTACTGGAAAATATTCAAGCACAAACGTTTTTGCATCTGATGGACTTATATACGAAAACACAGCAGTACCAAGTTTTACCTTTACATTTGTTGATAAAAATGACATAACCGATGTGATTGTAAACCAAGTTGAACCTGTACTCGCAAGCCGAGGTATGCAAGAGTTTTACTATGAAAACTTCACACGCCCTGATTTGTCAGTGTTGAATCTAAATTGGAGTCAAAGTACAACCAGTAATAACGAAACAACTGGTTTTTTTAGATTTGTAGCAACTAATGCACCAGCACCAGTAGGATCACAAGCAAGTGATAACAAAAAATATATTGCACAAGGTGGACTAGTTAAATTTACACCTCCTGCAGGACAATATTTTACTGCTACAAATAGACTAGCAGTTGGATCGCCAACATTGCCTGGAGATAAAACAGTATTATGGGCAACTGTAACTGCATTAGAACTTGACGGAACAAATCAAGGAGTCGGCAATAATGCAGATGGTACTGGACCTGTAACCCTAAACAATTTTATTCCTACTAATGCAGTACCAACTGAAGTTATTCCAAATTTTATTACAGACTTACCAACTGCAATCGAAACTACAATGCGTGAAAATATTGAATTATATAGAAATTTTGGTTTAGGGTATGATAACCTAACAAGTACTTGGTATGTGATTAATAGTACTAATATTAATAATGCAATAACATTTAGTTTAGTGAATGCACAAAACACATCAGGCACAGGACTAGACAATTCATGGCTAGTTGATTTTACAACTGATGGAGTGACATATACTGTAAGCTCACGTAGTTTACAACGGTTTTGGGCAAGTGTACTAGAAACACGTTTCTTTTATGACGGTACACAGAAAGTGTATGATCCAAAGACAGGAACAGTCATAAACGATTTTATCAATGTGTTAAAGACTAACAATAAACCAGATACAAGTTCAACACTTAACAGTGATGAAGTATTAGACATCATCGATCAACCTGTTGAGACAGACGGCTTTGTTGATGACTTTAGAGTTAGAATAAGTTACAAAGATTCAGATAATGATGGAATACCAGACAATCCAGACTACTTTACAGATCTTGTGGCACCAACAGTTAATCCTAATAACAAAAGAATCTACTTGCAACAAACAGTGGATTTTGATAATTTAGAACGATATTTGCCTCTAGCTGCTGATGTGGTGATCGGATCGATTGCAACAAAAGATGCAATTGAATTAGTAAAGAGCGAGTATGCAGACAAACAGGTATTTTATGCATATACTGATAAAAAGTTTTATCAACTCACAGTTGATTATGAAGGGCTGAGAACAATTACTGAGATCACAGGTTATGAGACCTATGTAGGCAGACAAGGCTTGTATTTTCAGTATCGTCATAATGCTCCATTGAGTAGGCGTATTGACCCTGGTACAACTAATATTATTGACCTATATCTTGTAACACAATCTTATTATATTGCTTATCAAAATTACATACGTGACAGTACAGGCTCTGTCACAGAACCAGCAAAGCCAACAATTGACGAGTTAACAACCAGTTATAGTACACTTGATCAATACAAGATGATTTCAGATAATATTATTTTGAATAGTATCACTTTCAAACCATTGTTTGGAACAAAGGCGTCAGTTGAATTACAAGCCACCATCAAGTGTGTTAAAAATACATCAAGCACTGCCAGTGTAAGCGAAATTAAAAGTCAAGTTGTTAGTGCAATGAACACTTATTTCACTATTGAAAACTGGGATTTTGGTGATACGTTTTTCTTTAGTGAGCTTAGTGCATATTTGCATGACAGATTGGGAAGTATTATAAGTTCGGTGGTATTAGTACCAACTGATCCTCTTAAATCATTTGGTGATTTATATGAAATACGAAGTCAAGCAAATGAAATATTTGTAAATGCAGCCACAGTAAATGATGTCCAAGTAATTGATGCACTTACAGGTAGCCAGCTGCGAACTGCACCAAATAGCGGAGTAGTCTAGTATGGCTAAGCGTATTCGCTCAGAAGATTTCTTACCAGAAATATTTCAAACACCTGCTAATAAACAGTTGTTACGTAGTACACTGGATCAACTTACACAGAATCCAAAACTCAAACCCACTGAAGGTTATATCGGGCGTAAGATTGGCCCTGGTGTAACTGCTTCAGATAGTTATGTGCTTGAGCCAACAACAACACGAAGCAATTATCAATTGGAACCAGGTGTTGTACAAACAAACGACAACGGTACTGAAGTTTTAAACACCATTACCTATCCAGGTATTATAGACAGTTTGCAATTACAAGGGGCAAATACAACACGTGATGATAGACTGTTTGATAGTGAGTATTACAGTTTTGATCCAATGGTTGACTTTGACAAATATGTTAACTTTGGACAGTACTATTGGGTACCTGCAGGTCCAAATAGCGTAAGTGTTTTTGCAAACGCTATTCCTATACGTGCAACCTATGATGTAAAATATGTAAACACAGGCTATACATTTTCAGAATATGCCGGGACCTTGCCTACAATTAATCTTGCTAGGGAAGGCGAATATAATTTTAACGTAAGCGATAGCGGACGTAATTTTTGGATACAATCACAACCTGGTACTTCAGGAGTATTAGCACAACAACCAAATCAAAGTTCACGAGAAGTATTAGGTGTAACAAACAATGGCGATGATTTTGGCACAGTAACATTTGCCGTGCCTAGTAAAACTGCACAAAATTTTTATTTTACACTTGCTGATATCGGCAGCACAGATCTACTGGAAGACACATTACAGTTCAATCAAATTAACAACGTGTTTGTTGATGTGTTTGTAGAAGAGCATGGCGGTATTGACGGCATCACAGACTTACAAGATCGTACACTTATTATTACCACAGATACTGATACTGGTTGGGAAATACTTACACCATTTGATGACACATTGTTTGACCAAGACGATCCTGGTATACCAAATCCTGGTTTTGATAATAGCGTAGCGTTGGCAACTGACCCAGAGCGTTATGTGCAATGGAGAATTAATTATAATTATCAGAATCCAACACGTCCTTTTATAGAACTTACAAAAGTAAAAGACGTTGCAAATTTAAGCAAAAGTATTATTAACTATGGCACAGACTATGCTGGCGTAACCTTTTACAAAAATGCTGATGGAATGTTTGAGAGGCAACCTCTTATTACCGCTAACCTTGATATCTTATACTACCAAGATGCCAGCGACGAATTAAACTTTGGTATAATACGCTTGGTTGATCAAACAAATCTTTCAGATCTGAATGTTGATGAAGACATAGTAGGCAAGAAAAACTATTCTTCACCAAATGGAGTTGTTTTTACAAATGGTTTAAAGGTTGAATTTACTGGTGCAATTGTTCCTGCAAGTTATGAAGGAAAGCAGTATTATGTTGAAGGTGTCGGCACAGCTATCGAATTACTTCCAGTTACTGACTTTGTTACTCCAGAAACATATACTATAAGTGCAAGTGTGCCTTTTGATAGTTTATCTTTTGACGAAGGCGGATATGACGCAACTTCTAATGCTCCTACTGCACAAGACTACATGACAATCAACCGTGCGAGTATTGATCAGAATGCATGGAGCAGAGGTAATAGATGGTTCCATATTGATGTTTTGACAAACACTGCAACATACAATAATGTACCATTAGAGATCAACAATGATGCAAGAGCAAAACGTCCAATACTTGAATACAGGAAAAGTCTAAAATTATTTAATTATGGAACACTAGCAACTGATCCAGTTGACATAATTGATTTTACACAGACAAATGCTTTTCAAAATGTTAACGGAAGTATCGGATACAGCGTTGACGGATATCCACTGATACAAGGATCAAGAATTATATTTGCTAACGATAGTGATCCACAAGTAAAAAATAAAATTTACACTGTGAACTTTGTTGACTTCCAAGATAGTAGTGTAAAAACTATTGACTTACAGGCCGCAAGTTTAACGTCTCCTGAAGTACCAACAAATACAAATATTGTGGTGCTGAGTGGAACAACTGAGCAAGGTAAAAGTTACTGGTTTAATGGTACTACATGGATTGCTGGCCAACAAAAAACAGACACAAACCAACCACCACTATTTGACGTTTACGATGAAAACGGTTATAGTTTCAGTGATATATCTGTCTATCCTAGTAGCACATTTGTGGGCACTAAAATATTCAGTTACGCAGTTGGGACCGGAGCCACTGACACTATTATTGATCAACCTTTAAAATATTTTTCAATTAGCAATGTTGGTGACATTGTATTTGATAACAACCTATATACTGATACATTTACCTACGTAAAAAATGCAACAAGTTCAACACAAAAAATTGATACAGGTATCATCAGACAGTATGACACTATATCAACATTTTATAAATTACTTGGATGGCAAACTCACTTTGATACAAGCGTACAACGACAAAGTTTTACATTTGATTATGCAGATATTCCATTGGTTTTAGACGTGCCGGTTATTACAGATACTTCAAAAATACCCGTGAAAGTTTTTGTTGATGGACAGTTTGTACTTCCAAACACATATACATATACAACTAATGCGGACAATTTGACTGTCATAACTTTTAATACAAATGTTGTAGGACAACCTGCTACTGAGCCTGCATCAGGTGCAGTAGTTGAAATTCAAGTTTTAAGCAACAGTGCAAGTACAATAGGTTTTTACACTATTCCTAGCAACTTAGAATCAAATGCTTTAAATAAAAACAGTGAAAATTTTACGCTAGGAACTATCCGTACACACTATGAAACTATTTGTCAAAACTTAGAAGGCTTTAGTGGTAAGATACACGGCGCAAACAATGTACGTGATCTTGGTAATTTAATTCCATTTGGTAATCTAATATTACAACAAAGTGCTCCGTTAACCATGCTTACTCCGTTTATCAGAGGCAGAGAGTTTGAGTACTTCCGTGCAGTAGAATTTAGCAGCCAAGAATATTCAAAAACCAAAAACAAGATTTTAGATTTTGTTGCTAACAACGACTGGTCTGGCAAAACCACATCAACTATACTTGATACCACATTGATATCTATAAATGCTGGTAAAAACGCATCTGCTCCTTTTTATTGGACTGATGCCATTCCAAGTGGCAACGATTTTCAAACAACAACATATACTTTTAGTCCTATCTCGACTTATGTGTTCGATACTCTTAACAGTTATGATTTTACAAGTGCCAATTACAACGGCATATTAGTTTACCTTACGCCTAAAAGCACTGGCATACAAACTATATTAGTCGGAGATGGTGAAGAATATACTGTAGCCACTGACGGACCTCGTATTACAATTAACAGTGAAAAGATCACACTGGCTAATGATGATATCATTACCATCCGTGAATATACTGCGACTTATGGAAGTTACATTCCAGCAACTCCTAGCATGATGGGTTTGTACCCTGTTTACTTGCCGCAATCGTTTGTTGATAATACCTATCTTACACCAACAACCGTTATACAAGGACACGATGGAAGTTTAACAGTGGCTTTTGATGCAGGTGATTATAGAAATGACGTACTACTTGAATTAGAAAAACGTATATACAACAATATTAAAATCAATACTGCAGAAAAATATGATCCGCCGTTAAGAGCAAGTGATGTAATACCTGGACAGTTTAGAACAACAAACTACACACTAACAGAAATAAACAACATTTTAAATACCAGTTTCCTTGCATGGGTTGGTGCTAACCGTGTGCCATATAAAGATCAATCATATAGTGCAACCAACGAATTTACTTGGAACTATTCTAACAGCGAAAATAGATTAAGTTCTGCTCCTCTTGTAGGTTTCTGGAGAGGCATATATTTTGACCTATATGACACTGATAGCCCACATACACGTCCTTGGGAAATGGTAGGACTTAGTGTTAAACCAACTTGGTGGAATACTAGATATGGACCAGCCCCTTATACAAGTGGTAACACCGTATTATGGGACGATATGGCAAAAGGAATTATTGCATATCCAAGCGGAAACGTAATTGTAAAAGAATACATTAGACCACAACTACTTGATTGTTTACCAACAGATTCACAAGGCAATCTTGTGTCGCCAATGCAAAGTATTGTTGGAAGCTATGATACAAATAGTTTTGTTAAAAGTTGGGTAGCAGGCGATTATGCACCAACACAAACTGCTTGGCGTAGGAGTAGTTATTATCCTTTTGCAATACAAAGATTACTAGCGTTGTGTGAACCTGCCAAATATTTTAGTCTATTTGCTGACAGGGACCTATACAAGTACAACACAGATTACAATCAATATTTGTACAACGATAGATTTAGAATTGATCCTGGACAAATTGTTGTATACGGCAATGGAACAAGCAAGAACAGTTATATAAATTTCGTTGTTGATTACAATAGAGTAACTGGATTAGACAGTACTGTAGAAGTAACTAAGAAACTAGCAAATCTTGATGTAAGATTGTGTTATAGAATGGCTGGTTTCAGTGATAAGTCTTATTTAAAAATATTCTCTGAAAAATCATCACCTAATAGTTTAAACAGTAGTTTGCTATTACCTGACGAAAGTTATAAACTATTTTTATACCAAAATCCAAGTTTTGCAGAGGTACGATTTAGTGCAGTAACAGTTCAAAGAACAAGTGCAGGTTATAGCGTAGCAGGTTATAGCACAGAAAAACCATATTTTGAAATATTGCAAAGTGTGCCTACTGGCAAGTTTACTTCTATAGACGTAAATGGACAACAAAGTAGAATAAACAACACGTATAGTAACAATGTTGTGCAAGTGCCTTATGGATATACTTTTACAAGCACTAATGCAGTGGTTGATTTTCTTACAAGTTATGGTGCATTACTAGAAAAAGAAGGCTTAACATTTGACAGTCAGGCAAACGATACTATAATCGACTGGACACAGATGGCAAGAGAGTTTTTATATTGGGTTGGACAAAGTTGGACTGTGGGTAGTTTGATTAACTTAAATCCAGGAGCAGATATACTTAAACTTAACCGTAGTTTTAGTGTTGTTGAAAGTTTAAAAAATGAAAACATAAACGATATTATGCTTGATCAAAACTTTGAGCCATTATTTGGTAAAGACTATGCAGTAGAACGACTAGATAATGAACTTAAACTTATAGGATTAAACAATCAAACTTTTAGTTTTTTAAATGCTAGATATACTTCATATGAGCATATAATTGTATTTGATAACACAAGTATTTTTAACGACTTAATTTACAATCCTATTACTGGTGCAAGACAAAACAGGTTACTGCTGAATGGGAACACTGTGTTTGAGTGGAATGGTACACTTGATGCACAAGGTTTTATTCTCAATCAAGATAATATACAAGAATGGGTTGCTAATCAACCTTACACCAAAGGACAAATTGTACTTTACAAAGAAGCATACTGGAGTGCAACAAGATTATTATCACCGAGTGCTACTTTTGTGTTCGCAGACTGGATAAAGAGTGATTTTGATCGAATACAGACTGGATTACTGCCAAACATTGCAACTAAAGCAGACGCTTTAAGAGAAAACTATGATATACATACTGCAAATTTAGAAAGCGATTCAACATTATTAGGCTTAGGATTAATTGGATTCCGTCCAAGACAGTATATGCAGAACCTTAACTTAGATGATATTTCGCAAGCAGGATTATATTCACAGTTTCTGGGTACAAAAGGCACATTAGGTGCAGCGGAACAATTTAAATCTGCTAACCTCGGCAAAGAAGAAGCAGAATATGACATAAAAGAGAACTGGGCAATACAACGTGGCATTTACGGAGCCAATGCAAACAGAAGTTACTTTGAGTTAAGATTAGACGAAAGCAAACTGCTTTCTAATCCAAGCACTGTTGCTGTAATAGACCCAGGTGAGATTACTACTGCCAATCAAGAAATATTATTAGAAAATATTTGGAAACAAAGTTATAAAATTACCAATAAGAATATATTACCAACAGTTGGTGCTATACCAGATGATGTAGCCCTTCCAACTGCAGGTTATGTAAACTATGATGATGTAAATATAAAAGTCTTTAACTTTGATGATCTTACTAATATTGCATCTAATCTTGACACTATTGCTATCGGCACTAATATATGGGTGGCAAAAGCCAATTCATATGATTGGAACATTTATAGGAATAATTTAGTCAATGCATTAGTGACAACAGTAGTTGATAACCTAAACGGAACTTGTACATTTACATTTGATACAAATCATAATTTGTTGACAGGTACTAGAATGGTTGTAAAGTATTTTGATGCTACAGTCGACGGTGCTTATATTATTAACAGTGTTCCAAGTCTAAAGACTGTAAACGTGACACTTAGTTTGCCTGGAGAAACAACTTCTCTTACAGGAACTGGATTGGTACTTGCTCTCGAAAGTGTTAGATTTGCACAAGCAAGTGATATTGTAAATTCAACATTTGCAAATGCAATAGTACCAGGCAATCAAGCATGGGTTGACGATTATGGTAATGGCAATTGGGCAGTATTACAAAAGGTAAACCCATTTGGTACTCCAACAGAAATAGATGCCGATACTCCAATTTTAAATGATCTTTTTGGCACTACAGTAGAGCAAGGGCTAATAGGACAAGGACTAGCAATTGGCGCTCCTGGATATGCAAGTGGCAAAGGTGCAGTCTATCTGTACAACAAATCAGATACAAATACCTATAAAGAAGCAACAATTATGACTCCAACTGCAACTGGTTTTGTTGGCGCAGGAACAAGTTTAAGCGTAGGCAACAACGAGCGTATAGTTGCAGGTGCTCCGGCTAGTGATAGCAATAAAGGATATGCAGTTGGAATTCGAAGAAATAGCGGAAATGGTGAGTATACTCAAACACAATTATTTAATACTGGCACAAATGATGTAGACAATTTTGGACAAAGTGTAGCAGTCAGCGATGATGAACGTTGGTTATATATAAGTGCTCCAACTGCTACAACAAGTAGCAACTATGTGTATGTATACAATCAAGTTAGTGTACAATCACAGACACTGAATTTTACAGGTGACGGTACAACTACAGATTTTATTATTACTGGTACAATTGTTGTCAGTGGTATAAATGCAACTGCACAAACACAACTTGGTGTCACAAGAAATAATGTGTCACAAACTGCAGGTAGTGCATATACTGTGCAGACTAGCGGAACCAACCAAGTTGTGCGTTTTGCTACTGCACCAAACGAAAATGACAAAATTAGAATCACACGTAAGCAAGGTGTGACATATTTGCCAAGTACACCAACAACTGCTTTTAGTACTGCTACAGTGTTTTCCGTTACTGATATCTATAGTTTTGCAGTTTACTTCAACGGTGCGTTATTACGCCCAATACATGATTATACCTTTGCTGGAACGACTGTTACGTTACTTTCAAGTATAAATTCAGGCACACTTTTAATTGATGCAAAAACATTTTGGGACTTTAATCAAACAATTAATTTATCAGGCTCGGTTGGTGATCTAATTGGACAAAGTATATCAACTACTACAGATGGAAGGCAACTAATAATTGGTGCGCCTGGTTCAGAAGTTACCATTGGATCTACAACCACAACTGATGCTGGAAAAGTATACATTTACGATAGGAGTGTAGAGCGTTTTCAAGTTACCACTGCGTCAACAACGACACAGAATTTTACAACTACTGATACGCCCGTAGGAGCAGTAACAGCTACAGTGAATGGAACCTATCTAATACCGACTGAACAAAACAACAATGCACAATTCAGTTTTAGTGGAACCACAACCACCATTGGAACATCAACTAATCCATATACACTAAACATTGGTGATATTGTTGAAATTGAAACTAACACCTTTAGATTGGTTCAAACTATCAATTCACCAACAGTAGGTGAAGCATACAACTTTGGTCAAGTAGTAGACATGTGTAGCACAAATTGTAGCCTATATCTTGCAGAACCAAATGATAGTACAATTACAGAACAAGGCGGAAGTGTTGATAGATGGATTAATCAGTCGAGACTGTTTGGAACTATTACAGGTACTGTAACCAATCCAGTTTTAACAGCTACTAATAGTATAAGAATTAACAATTATTATGTCACCTTAACCGGAACCACAGTTGCTAGTTTGGTAACTGATATTACAACTGCAAATTTGCCAAACATCAAGGCAACTGAAGTCGGCGGTGCATTACAAATTACACTTGTTGATGTTCAAGCAGGTGAAGCATTTATAAAACTACAAGTAGCACCAGGAGCAGGAACTGCGTTTGCAGATTTAGGACTTGCTCAAATGGTATTTGCACAAACTATTGTATCTCCGATAGCACAACAGTTTGGACATTTTGGGCAAAGCGTAAAAATTGATAGCACTGCAACAACATTAGTTGTTGGTGCTCCAGATGCTACTGCTAACTTGCCAACCACATTTGATACTAATACTACCTACTTTGACAGTAAAAGTACACTGCTAATTGATCCATTAGAGGAATCAGGTGTAGCATATACATATAACTTTTTAAATGCAGCCAATGCAAGTGCAACAAATACAGGTAAGTTTGTTTTTGGACAACAAATTTACGATACAAGCATGGTAAGTTTTGATAAGTTTGGTAGTGCAGTTGATTATTATGACGGCGTATTACTCGTAGGTGCACCAAACGATGATTTAAATGACAGTTCAGGTGATTATGGAAGAGTAACACAACTTGTAAATGCAAACAAAGAAAGTGCATGGAAAATTGTTTACAATCAGCAACCAATAGTGGACAGTTCTCTGCTGAACAGTGTGTTTACATATGATAAAGCAAGCAACCAAGTGGATACATATTTAGATTTTATTGATCCACTACAAGGAAAAATACTAGGCGCTGCAACTGCAAACATAAACTACCAAGGTGGTATTGACCCTGCATCTTACAATACAGGAACAGTAAACAATTACGGTTCACAATGGAGAGACCAGTACTTAGGACACTTTTGGTGGGATCTAAGCACAGTAAGATTTATTGATTATCATCAGGATACTATAGAGTACAAAGCAAGACGCTGGGGACAACTGTTTCCAGGTTCATCGGTTGATGTATATCAATGGACAAAGAATACAGTAGCACCTGCTGATTACACCGGCGAAGGAAGTGTATATACAACTGATAGTTACGTTGTAACCACCGAGCTTGACAGTGCAGGAACATTTGTTTCAAATTATTATTACTGGGTAAAAGGATTATCTGCAGTGCCAACTGGCAAAACGCTTAGTTCAAATGCAATTACACAGTACATAGCAGACCCAAGATCAAGTGGAGTGAGTTACAGTGCAGCTCTAAATCCAAACACCATAGGCTTATATAATGTAAGACAACAATTAGTTGCAACAGATACTATACTGCATGTTGAGTTTGATAAAATAAAAAATACTGATGCAGTACATAGTGAGTATGATTTAATCACTAATAATGATCCTAACAGTTTCTTAGGTACCGGACTTTACAGAAAGTTTCTTGACAGCTATTGCGGAGTTGACACACTTGGCAATAATGTACCAGACCCAACACTTTCCATTGCTGACAAGTATGGTGTAAGTTTCCGTCCTAGACAAAGTTTTTTTATAGATAGATTTCTTGCACTTGAAAATTACATGAAGCGTGCAAACAGGATAATGAAACTGTATCCTATATCAGAGGACAAAAGTTTTAAATTACTAAACAGTTCAGATCCAGAACCAACAAGCGTAAGTGGTTTGTGGGATAAACGTGTTTTAACTTATGCAGAACTAACGTATCAGGATTTAAATCAAGTAGCAGTTGGTTATAACTATTTGGTAGCAAGTGACAGTACTCAAGAAGGACTATGGACAATATATACTGTAATTGCTGGACCTAGTTTACAGTTAGCAAGAGTACAAAACTATGATACAAAATTGTACTGGAGTTACGTAGACTGGAACGGCGTTAACGCTGATGGAACAACCTACAGTAGTGCAAATGCTAGTGCCTACGAAGTAGAAGTATACAGTAATTTACTTGCACTTGAAGATGTGCCAAATGAATCATGGGCTACTGTACTATTAAACAGCTTTGCAAAGAAAGAAGTTTATCAGTATAGCACCACTACTAGAGAATGGACAAGAGTTTTCTTAGAAGATGGAACAATTGCAGTTGATAGTACTGTTTGGGATTATTCAGTAGGTAACTTTGGTTTTGATGTTGAAGCATTTGATGCACAGAGGTTTGCACAAGCACCTGATGTTGAGACGAGACAAATACTTAAAGCACTGAACGAAGAAATTTTTGTAAATGAATTAAAAATATTCAGAAACGAACTCCTAATATTAACGTTTGAATTTATCATGAGTGAACAAGCCGCTCCTGACTGGTTAATAAAAACAAGTTTGATCGACGTCAATCATAAAATACGTGATCTAATTGAATATCCAATTTTTAGAAGAGATAATCAAGATTTTGTAAGTCAATATATAGAAGAAGTAAAACCCTATCATGTACAGGTAAGAGAATTTAATTTACGCTATGAAGGTGAGGATACCTATAACGGTAGTATTACTGATTTTGACCTTCCGGCATACTATGATGCGTTGCGAAATCAATTTGTTTCTCCTATACTGGACGATAGCAAATTTCCAACATCATTGAGTGTGGTACCGAGTACTTCCAGCATATGGACTACATTTCCATGGAGTCAATGGTATAACAATTATAAACTGGTTGTCAAAAATGTTAAAGTGATAAATGGTGGAAGTAGTTACACTGTACCTCCGCAAGTTGTAGTGACAGGTGACGCAACAACACAAGCAACAATGACCGCAACTGTAAACACTGCTGGTGTTGTCACTGGAATTACTGTAGATGCTCTTGGAAGTGGTTATTTAACTACGCCAACACTTACAATATCAGGTGGTAATGGAACTGGCGCAACTGCGGTCGTAGTGTTAGAACCACAACAGGTACGTGACTTTAAAACAATAGTCAAGTATGACAGAATTACATACACAAGTCAAGTGTTAGATTGGACTGCAAGTACGGTATACACTGCTGGACAATTACTCCGATATCCGGTACCAACACTTGGAGTTGTAGATGTAAGTTTGCCAGAAGTTTATAGTGTTAACGCAAACTTTACAAGTGGCACAGTGTTTGATCCTGACAACTATACTAAAGTTGATCAATCAACACTTGATGGCGCAGACAGAACTATTGGATTATATACTCCTGAGCCAAATGAACCAGGACGAGAACTTGCACAAGTAATGACAGGTATAGACTATCCTGGAGTACAAGTTGATGCACCAGACTTTAATCAAAATACTGGTTATGATATCGGCAACTTTGACATCAATCCATTTGATAATATAGATTTTGGTCCAGAAGGATTACCTACATATGATCCTGCAATACTTGACGTAATATACGAAAGTGAATTTACAGACACATACTTAGGTGTACGTTCAACAGACATTAATGTAGTGGGCGGTGCTTTTATAGATTCTTATAGTTCGCATGCTCCTGAAGAACTTATACCTGGAAGTGAATTTGATACACTAGATTTAAAAGTCTTTACTCGTCCAGGTAGTGATTGGAACAGTGACGGACATGGTTTTAATATTGCAACAATAAATGTTGTGTTTGCCGCGATAGGTACAACGCTTGATTTTACAAGTGCTATGTTACATCCAGTCGGCATAGAAGTAATTGATATCACAAGTGGACAAAGCATTACAAACACTGCCTACACAATAGATTGGGTAAACAAAGTTGTTACACTCGGTGCAACTATGCCAAGTGCAATTGGAAGTAATATTGCAATTAAGGTCTATGGCTTAGGTGGCGGTTCACAGATATACAAAGAAAGCATTGTGGGCAGTAATGTAACCAGTAACGTTGCAACCATTCCAGTTGTATTCTCTGAGATCAACCAAATGGTAATTTTTGTCAATGGTACAATAATAACAGACTATGTGTTTGCCGCTAGTGGTAGTTTTGCAACTGCAATTACATTTACTAGCACTTATGGGGCTAGTGATTGGATTACTTTTGGAGTACTAGGTGTAACCACACCTTTACAGTATTCATGGAGCACTCCATTAGTACAATATATTATATACGATGGTTCTAGTTTGCTTAATCCACTTACAAACAACTTAGGTGGTACAAATCGGGCAAATATGGTTGTACAAAGAGAAGGACAGAGACTTCGTCCACCAGAAGGTATCGAATACACAGGCGATGGCTCAAGTGCTGGTCCATATTATATTAGTACAACAGGGTTAAGCAATCAAGGGTTGGTAGCAGATAATGACTTGTTAGTGTATGTCGACAATGTGCTTCAGAATCTTGCCGTTGATTATAATCTTAGTGCATGGGATGGATCAAGTGATAGATATGTTGAATTCACTGTTGGTAGTATGCCGGCGGCAAACAGTGATATTAAAATTTTTACAACCACTGAAGCAGATTATATACTGCTTGGCGATCAGTTAGATTTACGTGTCAGTGCCGCCGCTAACGCAACATTTGCAGTGTACACTTACAATGATACTGCTCAACAAAACATACTTACAAAAGTATTTGTCGGCCCAACTACTCAAGGTGTCACAACTGGCGACGGTTACGACGAAGTACCATACGACAGTGCGGAGTTTGATAAAACAGTTGGAACAACTATTCAAACTAATAACTTTGCACTTGGTAGACTTGTAACCAGTCCTGAAAGACTAATAGTCACATTGAACGGAGCATTTATTAGTCAATCAGAATATGATCTAACCACTGGCACTGATAACAAAACCACATTGGTATTGGATAGGAATGTTATTAATGCGGCTGACGTGTTAGCAGTAACCATGTTCACAAACACAGTAGTACCAAACAGTTTAAACTTTAGAATTTTCCAAGACATGTTAGGCAATCAAAAGTTGCTAAGAATGAATACTAAAAACACAACCGAACTCGCACAAGACCTTGCAATTGACGCATTAGAAATTCATCTACAAGATGCAAGTAAAATTAGCGAGCCTGATTTGGATAACAATATTTTTGGACAACTTATTGTTGGTGGCGAACGAATTACATACAGAGTACGAGATCTAGGCAGCAACACTGTTAGTGATCTTAGACGAGGGACTGCTGGAACAGGAGTCTATGCACATACAACAGGAACCACTGTAAGTGATGTTGGTCCTGGAGAACAACTTCCTGCCACGTATCAACAAAAAACAACAACTGATAAAACAAATGTTGGAAACGGAACTGAAACAAGATTTAATACAAGCATTATAGTGCCAACTGGGTTAGACAGTACAGAACTAAGTGAATCTATCAAAGTCACAGTTGGTGGTACAGTGCTTGTACCAGAAACAGATTACACTGTGACAGGAACTGATACTACGTTTACAGAAGTTACTCTTACAACGGCTCCATTAAAAGGAGTTGAAATAGTGTTTAGCCAGGTAACTGCTAAGGTAATGTATGCACAAGGAACTGGTACAGCAAGCAATGGAATTGCATTACAAGATCAGACTACTTCAGCAGTCACATTCCTAAAGAGTTAAACTGGTAGTTAATGAATAAGGTAAATACAGTATGGAACAAAAAACAAACAATGAGGCCATAGTGGATCAAGAAGAAGAAAAACGTCCTAATGAAGCAGGACAACTTGCCATCAGTGGGCACATCAAAATATTTGATCCGAATAGTGGAGAAGTCATTGTAGATAAACGCAATGCTATACACTATGAAAATATTAGTCAAAGTATAGCAAACAGCCTAGCAAATAAAACTATAGGGCAAATTTATAGTATGAGTTTTGGCAACGGCGGTAGCAGTGTTGATCCTACTGGAGTTATTACCTACTTGCCACCAAATACAACTGGACAAAATGCAAACTTATATAATCCTACTTACAGTAAAGTAGTAGACGATAACAGTGCAAGTAACACTGATACAAGTAGTAACAACCTTACTATAACACATACAACAGGAAAAGTTTATTCAGATATACTTGTGAGTTGTCTATTAGATTATGGCGAGCCATCAGGGCAACAAGCATTTGATAATTCAACAGATTTCAACGGTGATTACGTATTTGATGAACTAGGATTAAAAACTTGGAACGGAAGTGCAACCGACCTTAGATTGATAACACATGTTATCTTTCATCCTGTTCAAAAATCATTGAACAGACAGATACAAATTGATTATACAGTTCGTATACAAACATTAACTAATCTTAGTGCAACATAAATACACTTAGAAAACGGAGTAAAACAAAATGTCATATACCATTAACCTAACAGATGGTACAATTTTTGCAGTAGTTGCGGATGGTACTATCAACAGTGACTCAAGCCAAATACTAGTAGGAAAAAACTACGCTGGTTACGGAGAGTTTTTAAATGAAAACTTTATTCGATCACTTGAGAATGCAGCAAATACTACCGCACCAGGAGCACCATTAACAGGTCAACTTTGGTACGATAAAACAAACAATGTGATGAAAGTTTATAACGGGACAACTTTTAAAGTTATTTCTGCAGCGACTGCATCAACTAGTCAACCAACTTCGAATGTAGCAGGTGACTTATGGTTTGATACAACAAACGACCAACTTAAAGTGTACAATGGAACTAGTTTTATAACAATTGGTCCTGCTTTTACATCAGGTGAAGGAACATCAGGTGCTATTGTTACAACAATTACAGACAACGTTGCAAGTGATCACGTTGTGGTACAAATGTTTGTAAACAACGTTATTGTTTCAATATTTTCAAAAGATGCAACATTTACTCCAGCATCAGCTATTTCAGGATTTGCAACTATTGGTCCAGGTTTGAACATGAGTACAACTGTATCAAACGCAGTGTTTAACGGAACTGCAACCAACGCTGATACACTCGATACATTAAACTCAACTTCTTTTATGAGATCAGATGCGGCCACAAGTAACAACACGAGTATAAGTGTACTTTCAGATACAGGACTTTTCGTTGGTGCAGACAGTGATGCAAAATTATCAGTAAGCGGAACTGCTATCACACTTGCCAACCAAACATCAGACGGCAATATGCTATTCACTGTTAATGATGGTGGTGTTACCACTACTGCATTAACACTTGACGGTGCAACTGCAAACGCAACAATTGCAAAAACTTTAACCATAAACTCAGGAGATGCCGCTACTGGACTCATAAACGGTGGAACCAATGGAGTTGGAAACATTGGTGCAAGTGGACAAGGGTTTAATACAGTTTTTGCTAAAGCAACCACTGCAGAATACGCTGATATGGCTGAGCGTTTTCATGCAGATGCAGAATACGCTCCTGGAACAATTGTAGAATTAGGTGGGGTAAACGAAATTACACTTGCTGTTGATGAACTAAGTGAAAAAGTTTTTGGTGTTGTGTCAACGCAACCTGCCTACCTAATGAATGGCTCAGCTGGTTCAAATGTTACACATCCGCCAATTGCTATGAGTGGAAGAGTACCAGTAAATGTTATTG